GTAGGACAGCCTCTGGTATTTCTATGTTGATGAATGCTGCATCAGGCAGTGTTAAAACCATCATCAAGAATGTGGATGATTATTTGTTAGCTCCTTTGGGTAAGGCTTTCTTTAGCTTCAACATGCAGTTTGATTTTGATCAAAGCATTAAAGGTGACTTAGAAGTTACAGCCAGAGGTACAGAGAGCTTGATGGCTAATGAGGTGAGAAGCCAACGCTTGATGCAGTTCTTGCAGATTGCAAGCTCTCCTGCATTGATGCCGTTTGCTAAGTTTCCTTACATCATTCGTGAGATTGCTAAGAGCATGGACTTAGATCCAGACAAGGTTACTAACAACATGGAAGAGGCAATGCGTCAAGCATTGTTGATGCAGCAAGCTACTGCTCCTGCAGAGGGTGCTCCTCCTGTTGCTGGTCCAGAAGGTGGTCCACCTCCAGTGGCTGATATGACTGGTGGTGGTGGTGGAAATATTGGCGTTGGTGCTGCACCAGTGCCGGGTGAACAAGGATTTGCTGGTAATGTCCAAGCTGTACCTCCCCAAGCTTAAAGGCTTTGTAAACACTAACGCTACATGGGAAGCGTTCTTAGAGTTGCTTGATGCTGAGATTGCTCAGCAGCATAAAAACTTAGAACAAGCTACTGATGTTCGTGAGATTGGAAAGGCTCAAGGAGCCGTTGCTGCTTTACGCAGACTAAAACATCTAAAGGATGAAGTTAATGTACACTGATAATATGTCTAGACTATTTGCCGAGGGTGGCATGAATGACCAAGGTGGCACAGTAGATCCTGTGTCAGGCAATGATGTACCTCCGGGTTCTTTACAGAACGAAGTGAGAGATGACATTGATGTAAAAATAAGCGAAGGTGAGTTTGTCATTCCTGCTGATGTTGTTCGTTACATTGGTCTTGAAAGATTGATGAAGCTTCGTGATGAAGCTAAGCAAGGCTTGTCTCGCATGGCAGAGATTGGTCAGATGGGTAATGCTCAAGAGGTAGAAAATCCAGAAGCTTTACATGAAGATGAAGAAGGCTTTAATTCTGAGATTGATGACATCATGAAAGAAGTTGATGGTGAGCAGATGGGGGAGAAGAAGTTTGCTGCTGGTGGTTTCAATGAACCCGGGGTAGACCTTCTTAATAAATATAACATTCCTAAAACATCGCTTACCAATCCAGCTTTGGATGTTAGAGCTTATAAGAATAAAGAAGGCAGAGTGATGTATATCACCTTCTTCAATGATAAGCCTTCCATAGCCATCCCTGCTGGTTATGAGTTTGCTGGTTCTGCTGGTCAATTTATTGCAGAGACTAAAAAAGATGAAACTAAACCAGTTGTTACAGCTACAGAGACAATTGAGTCTGGTGGTGATGGTCCAACAGGTCCAGAGGGTGGTGCTTCTGTAGGCACTGGTTCTGGTGTTGGTGGTCCTTCTGGTACATCTATTGGTAATTCTCCAGTTGGTATTGCCATTGGAGCCATTGCCAATGCCATCTCATCGATTACAAATCCTAATGCGCCTATTAATGATGTTCCTGAAACAACTGCAACAGGTATTGGTAATACAGGAGCTACGGCTGAAGGTCTTGCAACTACTGCTGCTGCATTAGGTATTGATGATGCTTCTATTTCAGAAGGACTTGCTGCTGATGCTGCTGATGCTGCTGCTGCTTCTGTTTCTGCCAATAATGCTGCTGCCAATGCCGCTGATGCTGCTGCTGCCGCCTCTGCTGCTGCTGGTGACAGCACTGGTAATGATGGTTCTGCTGGTGCTGCAACAAGTGGTTCCCCCGGTTGGGCTAAAGGTGGCTTAGTTGCTAAGCGTACAAAGAAACCAACACTTGCTCAAAAAAGAGGCATTGCCTCTAAGAAATAATAATATATAATTAGCATACTCAAACCAGAGGTGGGCTGGTGAGTGTCAACAATTTCCCACCATATGGCTACCTATCTCCCTGCTATGCAGCTACAGTTAGCCCCAACTTAAAGGTATGTTATGACAGAAGCGGTAATTAATCAGAATCAACAGGCTCAGGCTTTCTCTCCCTTTGGTAAGCGTAATGCTAACAAGGATCGGATTGAACAAGAAGAAGCTGAGTTGAAACAATTGGCTGAAGATAAGAGCAATCCACCAGAAGATAATAATGGTGATGATAGCAACTTAAGCGCAGAAGAGAAGAGCTTTAAAAAGCGTTATGGAGATCTGCGTAGACATTCTCAGCAACAGCAAGTAACTTTGCAGAAGCAGATTGATGAGCTTCGTTCACAGCTACAGAGCAGCACAGAGAAGCAAATCAAGCTTCCTAAGAGTGAAGAAGAATTGAATGAGTGGGCTAGAGCCTATCCTGATGTTGCAAAGATTGTTGAAACAATTGCAATTAAAAAGGCTAAAGAGCAAACCCAAGCATTGGATGAGCGATTCAAACAACTAGATGAGCGTGAACATCAGACAGCTAAGGAAAAAGCAGAAGCTGATTTGACACGCCTACATCCAGACTTTGATAGCATCCGTGATGATGATGCTTTCCATAACTGGGTTGAAGAACAACCTAAGTGGGTGCAAGATGCTTTGTATGATAATGAGAGCGATGCCATATCTGCTGCCCGTGCCATCGACTTGTACAAAGCTGATAAAGGTATTAAGACTAAGAAAACTGCCTCAGATAAGGGTGCTGCTGAAAGCGTAAACACCCGTGGTAGTCGTTCTGCACCTACAGGTGAAAGCAAAGATGGTGTCTTTTATGAGTCACAGGTAAGTAAAATGTCTACCTTTGAGTATGAAAAGAACCAAGAAGCTATTGCTAAAGCATTACAATCAGGTAAGTTTGTATACGATGTTAGCGGAAGTGCTCGTTAAGTATTGACAAATCTGAAACAACTGGTATAACTTTAAGCAGGACTAGGTATCTAGTCTTGCTCCTATGGGCCGTAACAATGCTAGCTACCCTACCCCATAGAGTTATCTGTCACGCAAAACAATAAACTGTCAGAACAACCTGAAGTTTGTTGGCCTGTATAGACAAGTGGAGGCATCCCTGTTCTATACACACCCATCAAATACAGCCTCTGTGGTGATGTTCAGCGTATTTAATTATATGCCTAACACATATCTAGGAGGATATTAAAATGGCTTTTCCAAGTGCTGCAGGTTACGGCAATTTACCTAATGGTAATTTTAGCCCCGTAATCTATTCAAAGCAAGTACAACTTGCATTCCGTAAAGCGTCTACTGTTGAAGACATCACCAATAATGATTACTTTGGTGAAATCGCAAACATGGGCGACAGTGTCAAAATCATTAAAGAACCTGAAGTGTCTGTACAGAGCTATGCTCGTGGTACACAAATCACTGCTCAAGATCTGAATGACGAAGACTTCACCTTGGTTGTTGACCAAGCTAACTACTACGCTTTCAAGATTGATGACATCGAAGCAGCTCACTCACATGTGAACTTCATGCAGATGGCTTCTGATCGTGCAGCGTATCGTTTGCGTGATCAGTATGACCAAGATGTATTGGGTTACTTGTCTGGTTTTAGACAGTCTGCCAAGCATGTCAATCCTGACACAGCTCGTACAGCAGCCGCTGGTACTAATGCAGTTACTGCTGCTGGTGCTGATGAGTTGTTGGCTACTATGAAGCTGAAAAAGGGTAGCTTTGGTAATATCACCACAGCCTCTGCTGGTGAGCATTCCATTCCTCTGGCTCCCCGTCTTCCCGGTGCAACTGCACTGCCTACAGCAACTGCATCTCCATTGATGGTGATTGCTCGTATGGGCCGCTTGTTGGATCAACAGTTTGTTGACTCCGCTGGTCGCTGGTTGGTGGTCGATCCTGTGTTCATCGAAATGTTGAAGGACGAAGACAGCCGTTTGTTGAATGGTGACTTTGGTGGTTCTGGTTTGCAGAACGGCTTGGTCATTAACAACTTGCATGGTTTCCGTATCTATGTTTCCAACAACTTGCCAAAAATTGGTGGTGGTGCTGGAACTTCAGGTACTGCAAACCAAAACACTGACTTTGGTGTGATGGTTGGTGGTCATGATTCTGCTATTGCAACTGCTCAGCAAATCACTAAGACCGAAACATATCGTGATCCTGACAGCTTCGCTGACATCGTGCGTGGTATGCATCTTTATGGTCGCAAAATCTTGCGTCCTGAAGGCATCGTCACTGCTAAATACAACGCTGCTTAAGGAGAAACATTATGGCAACTATTACAACTTTGGCTGGTGCAGCCTCCGCTGGTCGCACCGCTGGTGCTGTCCCTTACTTGGTCGATGTTACAGTTGACTTCGCTGCTGCAGCTACAGCTAAAGGCTCTGCCTTGGCTGCTGCTGATGTCATCGAATGTCTCAGTGTTCCCGCTAACACCCTCATCTTGAATGCTGGTATGGAAGTTATCACCGTCCTCGGTGGTGAGTCTTCTGACACTACATTTGACTTGGGCGTGACTGGTGTTGACGCTGACAACTTCGTTGATGGCTTTGATGCTGACGCTGCTGCTGCTGGTGCTTATGCCCAGAACGCTGCTGCTTTCCAGCCTATCGTCAACGCTACTGCTGACACTATTGACCTCTTGATTGCCACTGCAACTACTGCTCCCACCTCTGGTGAAGTGCGTGTATGGGCTGTGTTGATGAATGTTGATGGTCGTCCAGCACGGGCTTCCGTTGACCGTGAGCAACTGGCTTAATAGCTAGTTAATACTGGGAGGGGCTTAACCGCCTCTCCCTTTTATTGTTTAAAAATTATGTCTACATACATTTCTTTAACGAATGAATTGCTACGAAGAATGGGTGAAGTTGTCTTAGACTCCACCGAATTCGATGGAGCTAGGAACATCAAGTCTCTAGCTAAAAATGCTGTCAATTCATCTGTTAGAGAATTGATGCACTCTGCACAAGAGTGGCCTTTTGCTCTTGTTACTAACACACAAACACTGACAGTGGGTACAGGAACATATTCCTTTCCTTCTGCTTTGTCCAGTGTTGATTGGGAAAGCTTCTATCTTAAGAAGCTAACAGCAGCAGACAATGATCCTCTTCGTCTTCCTGTTCTTACTTACACAGACTACTTAGACAACTATCGTCCCGGTGAAGATGTTAATGGCACTGGTGGATATGGACCAGCTATTGCTGTCTATCAAACACAAGAGTCTAAGTTTGGTATCACTCCACTGCCTGATCAGGCTTATGAGGTGGAGTATAAGTATTGGTCTTTCCCTGCTGACTTGGTTGAGTCTACAGATGTATGCATTATTCCAGATAGATTTACTAGTGTATTAATTGATGGTGCTATGTTCTACATGTTGATGTTCAGGTCAAATGAACAGGGTGCTACTATGTACAAAGAGAAATTTGACACTGGTATTAGAACAATGCGTAGGCTTTTATTAGATGAGCCTTTGTATATGCGTTCAACAATGATTGTTAAGCCTTCCTTCAATCCTAGAGTGTTTTAATGGCAGATAGAATTAATGGCTTTAAGGTGACATGTATTGGTGGAATGAACACCAATAGGGATGTACTATCTCAAGGTGAGATGTACCCCGGGTCAGCCACACAGCTTATTAATTATGAGCCAGCTATTACTGGTGGATATAGACGGATTAGTGGATATGCTAATAGTTATGGAACTGTAACTGGTACAGGTAGTGTACTTGGTGTTATGGTTTCAGAGAGTTTAAATGATGGCATCTTTGCTTGTCGCAAACCTTCTTCTGGTACAAACTACTTTTATAGGTGGGTAAATTCTTCATCTACTTGGGTAGCAATTACAACTCCCGGAACTGTTACAATGGTGGGAGTTAAGAAGGTTAGGTTTACTAGATTTAATTGGAGTGCTCCTAAGTTTGCATTAACTGATGGAATCAATCCGGCTGCTGTGTATGATGGAACTACATATACACAAATTACGGATGCCAATGCTCCTAATAGTCCTAAGTATTCTGCTGCCTTTAAGAATCATTTATTCTTAGCTGGTGATACAACAGATCCTTATAACTTATATGTTTCTTCTCCACTAAGTGAGACAAACTTTAATCCAGCTAATGGTGCTGCTGTTATTAATGTAGGCTTTGAGATTGTTCAGATTAAACAGTTTAGAGATACGTTGTACATCTTTGGTAAGAATGCCATTAAGAGTTTAACAGGCACTAACATAGCTGACTTTGTGGTTGGTGAAGTGACAACAAATTTAGGTTGTGTTGTTCCAGATAGTGTGATAGAACTAGGTGGAAATCTAGTATTCCTTGGTCCTGATGGTTTTAGACCTGTGGCTGGAACTAGTAAAATTAATGATGTTGAGTTGGAAACAATTTCAAAACAAATTCAATTCACCATTACAGCAATCTTACAAGAACTT